TATTTTTCGAACACTTTACAGTGTACGGATACTAGTTTAATTATTGTAATTAATAAAATACAACAACCAATATCTGCTGTTTTCCATCCCATAACATCAATAATAAAATCAGATGGCATTCCGATTCTGGTTAATTGCGTAACAAAATAATGTCTAAACGAGTGGGCATATATGTCCTCGTTCAAATATTCTCCCCAACGCTTAAGCCAACTATTTATGGTTTGAGTTGTAGCTGGCTTTCCTAAAGTATTTACAAATAAGCAGTCTGTAGAATATCCTAAACGAGATCTTTCTTCCATCCAATTTTTAAAATACGGTAGGAACGCATCTTTTATGATATATTTATGCATTCTGTGACCAATTTTTCCAAAGCCCTTCGTTCTTATTTCTTCGGGCGTTTCTATAAACATATTTCCTGTATATACCATTCTGTTTTCATCAATGGATGACGTTTTGAACTGAATCAATTCCGATATTCTTGCACCACTATTTATAGCTAAAGATAAAAAACATGCTTCTTGCGTTCGACCGCTATCTCGTAACCACTTTAATAATTTGTTGATGTCTTCTTCCTTTAGTATGGTCTTTTCTCTAACGGCTGACTTTGGCATCTTTTCGATTGTATCTTTAACAAAGTTCCTATAATTTGGGTATTCTTCATCATAATACTTAACTATATAGTCCGCCATTCCAGAAATAGAAGACCTCATTCTACCAAATCTTGCACTTCCCCACTTTAAAGTAGACGCGCAATAACTAAAAAATTCAGAAATCTCCCTCTTTTTCATTTCTGGAAAATATCTATTTTCATTATATAATAAGTTCCATGTAAAGAATATTTCAAGATCGCTCCCATACCCTAAAATTGTTTTGTCAGAACACTTTCTGTCTTTTTCTCTTAAAAATTTACCAATTAAATCTCTATTTTTTGGAAGAATTTTTTCAGAAAGTTCTGGACTTGTTATAATTTTTTTGAATGTTTCTCTAGCCATTCTGTTTCCTCGCTATTCCACAACAAGCGATTCCAATAGAATCAGCTATGTCGTCTTGTGATTTAACGCTGTCTTTTTTATAGATTAAGTTTAAACTAAACCTAGAATTTACATAATCAACGGTTGCTTGTTTCACCTTTTCTTTTTCTAACGCTTCTTTCCCATTTTTACCGACAATTCCAATAGTTTTTCTCCAACTTGAGGGCTGAAAAATCTCTACTGGAATTTTATACCTATTAGCAATTCCAAGAATATAGCCTTGCATAATGCACAACATACTTGCGCTAGAATTATGTATAATTGGAGCATCCTCTATAAACATTTCATCTGGAGAAAAATTAACAATAATGCTTTCTATTTTTCCAGAAATACAACGGATTCTATCTCTGAAATCCTGTTCAGATGATGTTATACATTCATAGTGAACTAAATTGCCATCATTTAATATACAACACCCCGTTCTTTTTGTGGCTAAATCTAGCCCAATACAAATCATATAACCACTCCTATTTGAAATAAAAAAGGGCGGCTTAATTGCCGCCCTTAACTCCACCTAGAATTGCGTTGCTTGCTGAATTAGCCAGCGAAGCCTTTACAACCATTTCTAGATTTTTTTGCTGTTCGGGCGACATACTTTCAAACATTTTAGGAATTTCACTAAAAGAATCCATTAAAGACTTTTCGTTTGGAAGCAACTTCCCAAGTAAGTTTAATTGTAAAAAGTAAAAAGAATCTTGTAATATTTCATCATAATTTATGACGGATTTTCTAACCAGTTCAATTAAACCAGAAGAAAGCATGTCATCATATTCTAAACCATCCGTCTCGATATCTGTGGTTGCTTTTATAATCAAAGCATCTAAAATGGCTCTAAATCCAGAAATTAATTCAGCAAAAGAATCTTCGCTATTTTCTTCATAATATTCAAAAAGTTTATTCAAAATAAATTCTTTTTGTGATAAATTCACATATGGAATCAACGAAAATTCCTGCCCACAAATTGTCTTTTTAATTTTTCGCTTATTATTAAGCTTTATTTTCATCTTTTGTTTCTCCCCACAATCCAAGATTTTGACCGACTTCTTCTATTTTTGCTGATACCTCGTCTGCATCAAAGGTAATCCCATATTTTTCACATAATGTTTTAATAAAATTAAGAACATAATTGTTTTTTTCAGTTCCAAGTCCAGTCCCCTTAAAAAATACTTCTGCTGCCTTAACAGCAGTTTCAATCCATCCGGCTACAGTTTTTGCCTTACTAACAATTTCAGACCATTCTTCTGCACTTTTCTTAGTTTTTAAGAATGGAATTACAAAAACGGTAATCAAGGTTACGGCGACAGTAAATACGCCAGAAATAATCCAAGTAATATTACTCATATCTTTTACCCCTTTGAATTTTCTTTCGCTAATGAATATATTGCATTATATAGCGCAATATTTCTATCGGTTATATTTGCCTTTGTGCTTTTTGTTTTAACAGACGGTGTTGTCTGTGAGTCTTCTTTTACAAATATCCGTTTTGCAGCAAGTAATGTAAGCTCCCCTCCAAAAAAACCAAATACGTATGGTGTTATTGATGGCTCTACTCCACTTGCAAGTAAAATAACAATATCTGAAATAATATATGTTATAATTGAAATAATAGAAATTATGACAACTTTACTTGCAAATCTTAATTCGCTGAATTTACTCATAAAATTCCTATTTTATTCTTTGCCGGCATATTCTGGAAATAATTCGTACATACACTTTCTAAGAGTGGCGGCATATTCAACACTCGCGTTTGTTGCGACAACCGCGTTGTAAATTCGTGCCTCTAAATCACTTTTTTCATCAATTACGATATTATCAATATTGTCTTTGTCTTCGGTTTCTTCTGTTGCTGCGGGTAAATCTGTAGAGTTTTCATCATATACTTCTAAAAATTCTCTAGCCATATAGCCAGTATAAACTTTTCCAGAAACCTTATAAACCCCATATACATCTTCCCATCGGGTTCCAACATATGCTGCTCCGGTGTCGGATGTAACTAATACAATACTTCCGTATGGGATTCTAGCTACAAGATCTCCCTTTATACTACCAGATTTTCTCATATTTACAGACGTTTGATCTGCTGTAACAACCTTACAGTTTTTATTTTGTAATTCTCCAGTTTCTGCCACGGCTTCATTACCTCCATCGTTTAAATCATCAATTGTATTTATTTCTACTTCTTTACCAATTCCCCAATGAGTCCATCCATTCATTTTGGAATTAAATTTTGTGTCTTGTTTTGCGTTTGGAGAAGTGGCGTGAGTTATAACTAATGGATTGACTTTAGTTACTGCTCCAATATGATAAAAATTTCCAAGCCCGTCGTTTAAATATTGCTTGGGTTCTTTTCCGTCGAATCTATTCTTAAAGACCATCATTCCAACTTTTAAATCATTTTTAGATGTTATTTCTCCAGTCGAAGAACACTCTTTTCTAAAAATAGAATTACTTCCGTGCAAAATTTTGAAACCATGGTTTTTATAACATCTGACCCAAGCCCCAGAACAGTCTATTCCGTTAATATCGTTTGTCCCCGGACTTACATAAGGCCAACCGACAATTTCTTCAAAGTCGTCCCTTACTTGCTGCGAAGTTATTTTTCCCATTTATCATCCCCGCTATTCCTCTTGATCTGTTTTATCTTTTTCCTTTATCGGAAGGTTTATAGCCCTTTGTACAAGACAGTGCGTTGACGAGTTTCCTCCTAATCCTTCATATGCTTCAGACGCTTCTGTTAGATCTTCCCATTTATCTCTGGTTATGTACCCCTTACAAATACAATCCATACACATGTTTCTTACATCTGTTCTAAGCACACATAACACAGCTTTATTCTGCGGAGCATTTATTTTTTTAAACCAGTCAGCTATAAAATTTTTCCCCTTTTTACTAATAGACCCGAAAAATCCAATAATAAGTAATAGTGGTGTAATGATACTCGCAATCTTTCCCAAAAAGTCAATCAAGTCCTGCAAAGGACATTCCTCCTTCCGCTAACCATGTCCCCATTAATTAGCGTTTTTTTATCTGCCACTAACGCGGCAAATTCTATGTATCTGTGAGGGAAACTTTTCCCTCACATAAGTCACACTTCAATCTTGTCTCCGATTTTGACATTAAAGCGACCAGTTTTATAGCAGGACTTTCCATTGATGTCGTACACAACATAGGTGTTAGTAACAAGAGTGACCGTTCCTTTTTCTTTTTTTGGTGCAGATACATCGTTATTTTTTATTTCTGGAATAATCGTTTGTTCTTTTTCTTCAATATTTTCAACAGCATCGTTTCTTGTTCTAGCCTTGCAAACTTTAGCGCCCTCCGTATTGACCACCCTTTCCTCTGTGGAGCAGTATCTTTGAAAACAACATTTTTGATTGGTTACTGAGCATAGAAAATATTCTTCTAGCCCAGTAACCATATCTATTACGTTTTCACAAATTGTTTCCATTTAATTTAAGAGTCAGAAACTAGTACCGTGGTATCCACCGACGTTTTAGCAGTAATTGTTACCCTTACATTTCCGCCGCCAGTTGCGCCCGTTACCGTGCCTTTTGTAGACCCATTTGTGTTTACAACACTTACTCCAGTTGCGGAGAACGTAAGATCTGCATATGGCGGTGCAAACGCAGCGGTTCCGTCGTTAGGTACAGCACGTACAACAAGTTTCTTTGTAGCCAAATTAGCAAGAACAAAGTCACCACCGTCTACTGCCAGAGAAACAACGTTATCATACCAATTAGTATTATATAATACTTCATCGATAGAACCGTATACCTGAGTTGCGCTATTACACCCGGCAGCAACTTTTGTAGTGGCAGTTGCTCTGAATGCAAGAGGTGTAGTAGAAACGCCATCTGCCGCCATCGTGATAGTATATGCGCCAGTTATAGAAGCGTCATAAATTGTAATAATCGCTTCACCAACTTTATTTGTAGCTGAATCATTTGAAAATAGACCAACACGCATAACTAGACGTAAATGCGCGGGAAGAGAAGAAGCGTTGATTTCCATATGTCTGGTAGAAGCATTATAAGCATAATAGCGGATACATACTTCTCCAGTATAAGTTGTGTCTGCGATAGTAAATGCACTACCAGTAAAAGTAACTCGTTCTGAAACAACAGATCCGTATGTTACCCATCCATACAACGTTGATGTTTGATGAGCAAGCGGGGTTCCAAGAACGGTTCCGGCACCAGATGTTACCGTTACCGTTTCTTCAGTCCAAATATTTGCTCCAGTAGTAATAGTTGCCCCATTAGCAAGGGCAAGCATTGCCAGTGAAAACTGTGATTCTTCAATATTACCAGTTAGATCATCAGAGTGGTAATAAATGTACTGTAATTTATTACCCTGACCAGCCCTGATATCCGTATTTGCAACGGCGTGTTCTAGAGTGGAATTTAGAAGTGTAGTGCCTTCTAACACAATGTTATCGTTTTTGTCGTACCCAATAACATTTGCAACAGAGACTAAAAATCTGTTCATAATAGAATTTTCCTCCTATATTTAATTAATTTTAGACTTTATTTCGTCTTCGTCTACAAAAATATTTGAATATTTGTTGTCAGACGATAAATCGGCCATCCAATGAAGCGGAAAGTTTTTATCTTTTGATGTTATAAATCCACTAAGCATTGGTGGTTTGAATATTTCATAGGTAAGCTTATTGTCAATTCTTGCAATATATTTTTTGAACTTTCTTATTGTCATATCCTTTATCTGATCGAGTGTAAATCCTACTGAAACAGATAGACATATCATCTGGTCTTCAAAATCACACATTTTTACGCTAGACGTTAATTTGCTTAATTTTGATTGTAGCGCGTCAAGTTCATCTCTTACTTCTTTTTTTATATTTTCATCAATCTGCTCAACATCATTTTGTTCTAATATTATCTTTCGTATTTCATCAAAATCGCTACTAGAATAAAATTTGTCTTTTATCTGTATAAAGTTTTTTCCATCTTTCTTTACAGTTTGAACTATATCTCCTCCGTCAAAGTAGAACATTTTATCGGGAGATTCTTTAATTATCTTGTAAATTTCATCCCATGATTTATTTCCAGAAGAATTTATAACAATAATATCTTCGTCTTTTTCTGGAGATTCTAGAGATGATATAAGAAGATTGTTTCCAGATTCATATATTGATTTTGCCGCATCTTCTGTAATTGCTGAAAAATCTTTTAAATGTAAACACAGTTTTAACAGAAGGACAAGCTTAGTATAATAATAATTAGTGGAGTCAGATATACTAAGCAAATAATCTAAATAAGACATTGATATAACCTTTACGTCTGGGACACTATTTTTATCAATCTGCAAGCAATCAATATAATTATAAAAGTCAAAATATTCTGATACTTTTATTGGATATATGTCAAGCCCCTTAAATTCAGCGGGTTCGTCATATATATAACATATTATTTTTTGTCTCATTATACATTCACACTCATTAGCAGAATTTTTGCCTTAAACGGAGGCTGATTGAAGTTTTGAAATTTGTCCATTCTAGCCCTTGAGCTATTAAAGTACATTTTTCCCAAGCCGCCAATATCAGTTCCGTTTAGGCATTTTATTAATGCCGCCATAATTGAATCGACACGAGTTGTATAATTTGATAAAGTATTTATGCTATAATGACATAACATTTCAAAGGCAACATCCACTATTCCGTGATAATCTGTGTCTGGAATACAATAATATGGATATATTCGTAAATATATCTTTTCTGTGTACATTGCGTCATCCATTCCAGAGTCAAAGAATATGGACGACTTACTGGAATCATCCCCACCCGTATACATAAGTGCTCGTTTTTGAGCCTTTGTTAAATTTGGAGCTTGCCAGTCATCGTTTGTACTATATTTTAAAAGCTTCCAAATAATTTCGGCATCTGGATTGTCCATCAAATTATCAATTATATTGTATGAAATCTGTGGCAAGAAATCATACGAAGCGTAACTTCCCGCCATTAAAAATCACCCCTCAAATTTATATCGAACACTTTAACATGTTCCCCAGACGTACAGGTTATAGACAATTTTGAAGAAAGGTATTTTTTTACATTCTCAACTCCAAAATGATTCCCATCTATGAGTTGTAACCTATAATTTTCAATTGGAACTCCAGAAGCAAAAAATGTAAATGTGCCTCCAGTAGCCACACCGTTATTAGTTAATATACACGTATATGTTTGCGTTTCTCCTTCATAAATTATCTGTGAATCTGGAGAAATAACAATATCATAATCGTCAGCCAGAACATTAGAAACATAAACAGTAATTTCATCGTAAACAGACAAATTATTTGTAAGTTTACATCTAATTTTTGCAGAGCCAATTTTCAAACAATTTATTACGCCTGACCCAGATACTGTACAAACAGTTGCGTCATCTGTCGTCCAAGTTAGTCCAGAAGAAACAACTTCACCATTCTGCGTTACTGTTGCGGTAAGCGTTTTAGTAAACCCAACGGTTTGAATTAAATCTCCACCAGAAATGGACAGTTCAAATTCATTCCTATAAGCATCCGCAATTCCGTTCGCCAAATCATCTGTTTGATCGTTTGTAAAAGAAGCGCCCATATAAAATTCTGAAACCGTTGGAGAGCTTTCATTATCTGTTTCTGAATTTAAGAAAATTTTTCTACCGTTACCATAAACTTTATAAGCAGATCGATTATTTGGTGTTCCAAATAAAAACCGCTTGTTCGGCATAATTGTGTTTGTGTTTTCATTTCTCTGACATAACAGTTTAATGAAACCAGCAGACATTACCATTTGTGAAGTTGTATAGTCAGCGGCCTCACCTAAATCATAGTTTAAAATACATGGCTCGACAATTAAATTGTCATATTGGTCTTTCCATCTCAATACGTTGTTGCAGCGTCTACAAATTAAAGATTTACCCAAACTCTGATAATTATCGCTATTTACTCCAAGCCAATAATTATTTTTCCACTTAAATAACTGACCAACGTATGGTGACTGAAAAGTAGAATCAAAGATGAAACGCTTAAAGTCATCGCCTAGATTTTTTCCAGTAGTTACGTTAATAACTGCGTCCACTCTAACTTGAGCTAAAGTAGTATAGGTTTTTGAACCATATGTCGTTTCATATTGTACGTCTGCAAAAACATTAGGCGCGTTACTAAACGCCATATCTGAAATTGCTGTAAAGTCAGAAGCATAACTTACCACAGGAGACGTTCTTATGGGTGCTCCAGCATTATAATATTTCAAGGACGTTTAGTATCGCCTCCTTCTTCATAAGTTTGTATCATAAAAAGTAGACCAGTTTTCATTAGACAACCCATACGCAGTCATTTTCTTATCGGCTAGTTCTATCAATCTATCTTGCAGTTCCATTTTTTCTTTTAGAAGATTGGCTTCAGAATATCTATTTGCATCAGAACCGTTCTGAACCATTCCCCGTATCTGCCGAATATCAAATACTTCTTTTTTGATAACCTGAACAGCAACCCAACTAGCCAAAATATCCTTTTCAGGCTCGGTAAGTTCGATTGTAAAAGTTTGAGTTGTATCATTTCTAGCAGACAAATTTTGTAAACAGTTTGTGAATGACGGGATTGCACGAACTAACAATCCCGTCATATATGTCAAAAAGTTTGTTGGTGAAAGCGTGTTTAGCTTATCGAGTTCGTAACTTGTTAAGTCCATTAAAGCTAAATCAAAAATATCCGAATATGGAGTTGCCATTATTCCTCACCCACAGACACAAGTTCTCGCTTATCTCTAGCGATTGTTGATAAATCTTTATCGACAGAATCTCCGATTTCTTTTACTAGATTCATATCAAGTTTTTCCCCATTAAATAGTTTATCAATTACTAAAGACGCTATCATTGTTTTTTGTTCTGGAGTCATTATAGATAAGGTTTTTTTGATTGTAACAGAATCTTTATCTAACATTGTAATCAAATCTTGAGCCACTGGCATTTTTTCATAAAGTTTAGAAATTCTAAGTGCTACTCTGGCCTTTTGGTTATCGATATAAAAATATCCCTTTTCTAGAAAAGACCGATTATTTTTAGCAATTTCTTTTAAGTCACGATATGGTATTGGTAGAACTTGTCCAAATTCGTTAAACGAATAAAGTTCTCCTTTACCAAATCCGCCAGTAGTAAGATTTAGCACACCATTGCACAAAGATATTACATCAATATCGTCATCTAAATCGATGCTTTCTTTTTCCGTCTTTTCCGTGTTTACAGATACAGACGAACCAGAAAGTGCCTCTATTTGTTTTTTCATTTCTTGCATTTCTTTTTCATACTTCTTTTTTAGCTCGCTAAGTTCATCAAACTCAGGTGCAGAAGCATTCGTTTTTCTAGGATTTTTTGTTTTTTGAGTTTCTGACACGATTTTAACCCTCCATTTTAGTTAAGAGTAATTACACCGGCTAGGGCAGAAGTAGCGGCAGCAACGCCCCAAGACTTCATGATAGTACCAGTAGAAATTAGATGCGCAGATTCCTTCGCTTCACGAACAGTGCTTAGAGCGCCACCTTCCATACCAACGTGAATAATCTTCTGTTGTGCAGGAGATACCACATACAGTTTGGTATTGTCTAGCTTGACAGCAAATTCGGTTGCGTAGTTGGCAATCTGTTCCATCTGAATTACTGGAGTACCGAAGAAATCACGAACAGAACCTTCTTTTACATAAGAAGATTCAAGATCAAAACGATAGTTGGTGCTTGCGGGTAGGATTTTGCTGCAAGCAGTTTTAGTTCCTAGAATTACAGCGGGGGAGTTATTCCAAGCACCAATTTTTTCCGCTAGGGCTACTAGTGTATCCTGCGTATAACCAGTGTATACTAGTTGTGCGCTACCAGAAGCATCAAGAGCACCAACAGCAGTACCAAAAGCATCCCATACGTCGTAACGGATTTGTGCTTCCATACCAGCGGATGCCTTGGCGACATATTCTGCTAGAGAATATTTTCCAGTTAGAATATCATAATAGTCAATACCAACAGTAGTTTCACGAAGATATGTGGGAATAGTTACTTCGCCATCATACATTCTACGAACATTACCGAGTCTCTTGCCACGACCAATTTTAGAAGGCATGAAGAGATCGCGGGGTTTTAGCTGAATCTTAAGAGTGTCTCCCCAAGCCATATTATGGAATTCAGCGATAGGAGCAAGTTGGGTTAAAAGAGAGTTGGGGATAATCATATCGGTTAGAACAGCTAATACAGAGAACGCGGCTTCGCTTACATCAGTAAAACCACAATATTGTTTAAGATTGTTGCTCCAATCGGCAGACTTTTTGTTGGTAATTTTTTCTACCTGTTTGGTAAGAAACGCTTGTGCGTTTTGATGAGCCTTTT